TATATCTAAAGCCTGTGTGAGTAATTCCTGCGAGCGAGTAACTGACCCGGTAGTCTGTAGAAGTCTTTGCATAGCCGGACGGAGTTCATCATCCGTAACGCCTGACATAGCAGATAACTCAGATATATAACTCTCAATACGTGGGGTTTCAAAGCCTAGACCTAAATTCTTTACTGAGACTGCTAAACGGTTAGCGGCCTTCTCGTCTGCTATGAATGCCTTAGCAGCTGCCTTGCCGAATTGAATAACGGCGGCGGTCGAGAGTCCGATACCAGCCGCGCCTGCTAGTTTCTTTACAGAAGACTGTAAACCCTTTACGCCTTTTTCGGCTTGCTTTAATCCTTTAGCGTCAAAGATCGCGGCAATACGAATTGCTAGACTGGTATTAGCTGACATCAGCGACCTCTGTAATCTCTATTAACGCCTTTAGTTACGGCTATAGCTGTATCCATTGACTTACCGATAGCCTTTAATACTGCCGCATTTGTCTTACCCTGGTCTTCTGCCCATGCTCTAAAGAGTAGGCGACCCTTTGTTTTACGGGTGCGACGGCCTGCCGCGCCTGACTGTTGGCTATCGACTAAAGGAGGTAGCGCGTCTATAAATTGTTTACCTGCGAACGGGTTAGCAGACTTATTAACTTTGTTAGAAGTATCTACATAACTACTGTACTTGCCTCGAGTCGATTCCTGAGAAGGCTGACCATTAGGATTCTTACGTCCGGCGGTTTCGTAGATAGCACCTGCCGCCGTCTTATTGAAGATAGTAGCGATAGACCTAAAGCCTCGCTTATTAGGCTTACTAGCCGCCGTGCTATATCCAATACCTCTACGGATATCGCTAGTGCTAAAGACTCTATTCTCCCAGACTCCTACAGCGTTGCCCCATCCAGATAAAGGAGCCTCGCTAGGTACGAATCCTTTAGCCTTTACAGCTACGACCTTAAGGAGACTTCTGATCTCCTTCTCAGTTTCTTTAGCTAACTCAGGCTGGACTTTTCTAAGAGCCTTACGGAGTTCGAGTGCGCCTGTTACTTCTGTAGGCATCCTGTTGCTCCTTTGCTCTATCTTTCAAGGCCTTCAATAGCATCTGTAGCATAGAAGGATCTAAATCTATTAGATATTGTGGAGGGATAGCCGTCTCAATACTCAATCGAGCTATGAGATAGTGGATGCTATCCCTGCCTAGGCCAAAGGGTCAGACTCTGCAACCTCTACACTCTTAAGAGTTTCGAGGAAGTCTGCGCCGAATGGCTTGACTGTGACTCCACTTAGTCGAAGGCCTTCCCATGCCAGCCAATAGACATCGCTTTGCTTTTCATCATCGCGAAACGCTTTATGAAATCCCTTTTTAGCATATAGCTCGAACGCGTATTCGAGTCGAGGTGTGATCTCGATATCGAGTACTGTGTTATCCGCTAGCGTTACTATTAGTTTTGCCATGCTGTGCCCCTTTGTTAGTTTTTTAGAATGTACCTGTAGTAGCGACTACTACTGTACCAGACACGTTGAACGTGAGTGATTGAGTAGATAGGTCGCCGACTGCGCCGTTAATATCTGTAGTGTTATTAACTAGGCAGGTCATTGTGTAAAGAGGGTTAGTAGCTGAGACAGCTGTACCCTTTTCCTGTAGAAGTACGATAGGGACGTTAGTTCCCCATGCAGCCTGCAAAGTCGCTAGGACGTTCGCTGCCGCTGTATCGTTTAGGAAGTCAATAGTAACTGATGCAGCTTCTAGGCCCTTTACGAACTTATGGCCTGAATCGCCCATCGCGGTTACTTCTAATTCATCAAATGATCGGTTAAGTGTTACAGCGGTAACGTGATCTGAAAGATCGACAGAATTAACCTTCACGCCGACCTTATTGCTCATAAATACAGCCATGAGATTATTCCTCGTCTTTCTTAGTAGTTACTGGCTTAGGTGTAGATGGTGCTACCTGCCCGATCTTGATCAGGAAGGCCTCTTGCTCTTTTTCCCATTCGGTCATGTTAGCTCCAACTCGTTAGGACTGAGATATTTATACTGGATTGTAATAGATCACCTGAAACGGCATTAAGTACAGCCGGGGCTGATACCTCTGTTACGTTATAGGTGTATGGGGATGCAGCGAGCAGGTTAAAGACCCGGACGATATCATCCTCAATTCCGTTAAGGTTGCCTTCGTTATCGAGAAGAGGAACCATGATTGAGATAGTAAAATTAGCCATAGGCGAAATAGTGGCATGCCATCCGTTAGACGGTGTGAGATACGGGTCGGCCGGATAGATGATAACTGAATTCGGAGTAGGTGTAGCCGGCGGAAACGAATAGACCGAGTACTTACTATTATCTACGAGTGCGGCTGCAAGTCCTGCGCGGAGTGTCGATACGGAGGCCATTAGCCCACCATAGATCGAGGGTCTAGATAAGGAGCAAGGAGACCACGAACTCGAGAGATAAGCTGCGAAGACATCGCGTACATATTGCCCATAGATCCATCGGGCATCATGCCATTACCTGAGTTAGTCTGGCGAGAAGTCCAGATAGAAACGCATACCATGAGAGACGCTTCCTGAATAGCCGGTATAGCTGTGTAGTCTGTATAAGTTTCTGCCGCGGCTATACCGTACGGGTTAATTTCATGATAAGGATTATCGGCCGTATGAGTAGTGGTAATGCTAAAAGAATACTTATCTATGCCTGTAATAGTTTTTGTGCCGTTATATTTTGTGCCTGCACCCGAGATCGTTACGCTTTGCCCGATGTAAAAGACATCCATAATAGGGACATCAAAGTAAAGCGTGCCTACTGTGCCTACGTTGCCGTGAGCGATAATAGACTGTTGATTCTTCCATAGAAAAGGCAATAGGACGTTATCTGCAGCGTCGCAGACAGACTGCAAGGTAGCATCCGCGTAGAGGGTACCTACGCCTAGCGCCGTGCGTAATTCTGCGACTGTTGTCAGACTCATACTATTATCCTTTCTAAAGACTCCAGGGGTAGAAGGGCACTACCCCTGGAGCGACTTAAGGTGTTACTTATGCAGCGTTATTGAACTTGAACGCGCCGCCAGCTGAAGGAACCTTCGTAGCGATTGCGCCGTACCCGTAGTAACCAACTTCAACCTGACCAGTACCGACCTTGTCAGCGCGGAGCTGTAGGCGAGGTGACTCGTACCATGTGAAAGACTCACGGTTTACTACGACGATAGATCCGTCTGCTACTCCAGTAAGCGAGTAATCTACGTATAGGTCTAGACCGAGGAGTGATCCACGGAGTGACTGTGATACTGATCCTGCCGCATTTTGTGGCTGTGATGCAATAAATAGAGGGCGGTTAGAAGAATCTACCATTCCCATGATGTTGCTCCATTGTGTAGGAGAAACGATTACGCCTGTTGCAAAGCGTAGTGTATTTGTGTAGATGTTATCTGAGGCGCGAGCAATAAAGCCAGCCATCTCAGCTCCATCCCATGGAAGGGTAATTGCTGTGCCATCCGCTGTAGCGCCAGTCTGAATAGCTGTACGTACTGCGACGTTAGTAGCCTTAGCATAAGCGTCGGCCATGAGGCTCTGGAGCTCAGCGAAGAATGCAGGCGATGTGCGGTCGAGGACCTCAACATCGAATAATTGCATCCCTGCATATTTAGCGACTGTGACATCTAGGTACTCAATTTCGACCTGAGTATCTGAGAATGCACCCTTTTCAGCTGCTGCTGCAACTGTAGGGACAGCCTTTACGCGTGGAATCTGAAACTTAAATCCAGCGTCTGGAAGTGTTCCTGTGCTGATCGCGTCGATAGATGGACGGCCAGCTGTGGACTTATTGTTAATGATTTCTGTTAGCTGACGTGTAGGTACGAGGCCTGCTACTTCTGTAGTGGTCGTATCTGATGCAGCTGCTAGGTATTGACGAGCAGACTCGTCGCCTAGCTGTGCACGAATTGAGTTTTCTAGGAATACTGCAGGGTTCGTGTCAATACGTGGCGCTGTGTACGCCATCGCCTTAATTGTAGGAGCAGCGGCCTCTACAGCCGCGGCCTCTACTGGTGTAACTTCGACTGTAGGTGTGTTTTCCACTTCTACTGCCTCGCTCTCTGTAGGTAGGGTTTCTTCCACGGCTTCGGCTGGTGCCTCTTCCGCTGCTATCTCTAATACTTCTGCCGACTTGAATGCGGCCTCTGTTACTAGAGAAACTTCTTTCAGCTTTGCAGCTGTTACTACTGTGTAGCCTTCGCGGCTAGGCTTTGACGCGATAATTTCCGCACCGATTGAAAGACCAGATACGAGGCCTTCGCTAGCCATAATTAGCGCGTCTGCTCCAGCTTGACTGCGGGATAACTTAAAGGTCGCATAGATACCATCTTCACGGGTCTCAGCCGCGATCATTCTTCCTACTGGCTTTTTCATGTCATGTTGGCTTAATAGTTTAATCTTTGTAGGGTCTGCAATTTCAATAGATCCGGCTGCGAATGTATACGCGCCTAGATTTGTGTTACCGATTTCGCCTGTTCCCATTGGCACGATCTTGCCTGAGATTTCGCGGCGATCTTCGCTGCACTCAATAGATGAGGCTTCAATATACAGAGTAGTCATTAGTCATCGCTTCCGTTAGGTGTTAAATCTTCCATCTCCATAGCTTGATCGAGAGTAATAAGACCTAGAGATAGCATCTTCTCGATTACTAGGAGGCGATCCATTGGCTCTACTCTTAAGAATGAAGAGTCAAGGTCGAACTTCACATAGTGTCCAGCCGTAGAGATATCATCCATAGATAGTCTTTGTTCGATCGCGGAGATGTACGGCTGAAACGCTAAAGCAACGAGCTGTTTACGCTCGTCTAGGATATTGGCATAGGTCATGGATGTATTGGCATCGGCAGACAGGTAGTAGGCAGGAATTCCGCATAGACGGCTAATCTCTGTAGCGAGATTCTGTATAGCTTCGTTATAGAGCATGTCTTTAGGGCTAAATCCTACGGTCTCATAATTTAAAGTAGAGGTGAGGTACGCCGTGCTACGGTTTTGACGCGCCGATTTGAAAGCTGCAAGTAATCCCTGGACTTCTGCAGGAGGTAAATCTGCGCCTGTATTTTTAATGTAACCTGTAGGCATTGGAGTACCAGCGGCAATAGCAGCGGCCTTCTGTACGTCGATAGCCGCTTGAATTGTGCGAGCACCGGTAGTCAATACGCCTTCGTTGAAAGATTGAATAGTTACTAAAGAGCCTAGGCCTGACATTGGACGAGGCTTACCATCTACTAAATACTGTGTAACGAATTGACCGTAAGGATCTACCTCTGTAGTTACGCGAGTGTTAGCGACCCACTCAAAGACTGCGCCTCTCGAATCCTCCTGGTAAACCTCGGTAATTTCGAGAAAGGCCTGACCGAAAAATAAAAGGCTATCTACTAGGTAACTAATGGTAACGAATTGCGGCTGATGTTTCGAGAGTTGATTGACCCAGCGAGGGGCTGCAATCTTTTCACCTGTAGACTTTTTCTTATACTCAAGTGAGATAGTACCGATTGTGCAAAGCAAGTCACGGCAGCGCTTAACGGCAGGAACACTCATGGCCGCTTGACGGGTTACCGAAGGGCTGTAGTAATAGTTAGACGCGTAGAACGCATCGCCCATAATTTGGGGCGCGGCTTGAGCTTCTAACTGTTTAGGCTTACGATCGAATAGACCCATAGGTCGTAATTATACACTACATGTAGTCTATTCCGTGTAGATAGCCGCTACCTGTTGTGGTTTCGTAAGTTTCCAGATTATCATGGCAACGCTGATCGGGATCGAGATATCTCCAGCGCTGCGACGCTTGACGATTCTCCAGGCGCTGTCCGATACCTTCGCTGCGACATTGTCAAAGGATTCGATAATAGATCGCTGGCCATTGTGTACCATCTTTTTATTAACCATCGCGTCTAGCAAGTCTCCGCATGCCTGGTAGAAGTTATTAGAGCTGCAATCTTCTAGGACTTGCCCTGCATTTATAAGGCGGTCAGCGATTGACTGAGTAGCGTACTTATCGAACATGATCTGACGCGGTCTATAGATATCAGCCCATCCCTTAATGCCAGCGGCTACCTCTAGATCGTTAATGGCTATGTCATTCTGCCATTGTTGAAGTACCCCTACGCCTATTCGGCCGTCAGGCAATATCTGGCCAGCGCAAAGACTAGCCATTCTTTTCGACGGTGACACGTCAAAGGCAAAGACTGTATAGGCACCGGGAGCCATCTCTAGATCGTTATCTCCGCACTCTTCAAGCGCACCTGGAGGGAACGGACTTTGCAAAGATGAGACCCAAAGACATAAGAGCTCGGTCATAATGGCATCATGGCTAGATGTCGATAGAGATTCCTCGATAGCCTCTTTCGATACTCGAATTCCTAGCGCCGGGTTCGCTTGAGCGACTCCATCCCAGAAAGCCTTAGAGTTCGTATCAACCTTGAGCATAGAGGGCGCTGAATATTCGTAATAGCCGAACGTCTTAGGAGGATTTTCGGCCGCTCTTTCTTTGAGCACGTTAAGCGGTAAACTGAAACTATCTCCAGCGTTGCTAGTCCAGAAGGTCTGCCCGTCTGTAGCTCTAGTCGTAGGAGTAATAGCGGTGAAGGCCTCTTCTGACCATTCGCGGAGCTCATCGCCCCAGGTGAAGTGCGAGGTACGTCCACGGGAACCGTCACGCGTAGCCGCTACGACATCTAAGCGACCGCCTCCGAACTCAGGATGTAACTCGATCGACTCTGTACCGTTAGCGTATCTGATC